TAATGATGGAAGATATTCAGAAGAAGCTTATAGATATAAAGATATTGATGAATATTTCGCAGAAACAATGTTAGATGAATTCATAGATTATTTAGATATACGAGATAATCTTGCGCCAGAAGGAAGCTTGAAACGTATAGGACAAGAACTAGCTATTATCTTTGGAAATATAATGGCAAGTGTTAAATCTAAACTAGGAATATCTCAAACTAAAAAGATATTTAATGACTACTTATATAAGAGAAACTTAGACTTTAGAAGGACAGTCCCGTTAGAAACGCAAGAAATGTTAGACAAAGTAGCTTCTGGTGATATGGGATTTCTCTCAAGTTTACTTGATAATGAAGTAGATAATATGGGAGTTAAAAATCTACCTGACTTCCCTGATGAAGGTGCGATCCCTAAAGATGGAGATGGTGTAGTTGGCAGAGACGTTAACAAGAATGAATTGAAATCTATCGTAGATAATCTTGTAGAAAATGCTAGGAGAATTGATGCTGGAGAGATTACTGAGCAAGAGCTTATTAATGATATTGTAAACATAGCTAGCGCAGGCGAACGTAAACTTAAATATGGCCCACTAGACGATCTATCACTAGGAAGTATCTTTAAAGTTATTAGTGATGTTCACTCAAGACTCGCTGCAACTGGGATTCCTAGTTTAAATACTCAAGCTTTAATGGATGATGAGATTCTCAAAGCCCAACAGTATGGATTAAATGCAGAACAAACTCGTTTATTCGCAGAAAATGTTGGTAAATTCTTTGCCAACAATGAAACGAACATAAGAAACCTCCACAACCTCAGACTACTAACAATCGCAATGGGTCAAGCAGCAGGGACTAAGGCTGCAAATGTAATGAATGCAATGAATATTGGAGAAATAAATTGGAACAAACAAGCTAAAGAATTAGAGATGGCTGTCCTTGAAGGCGTTGCTACTTTCAGGCTCTATCAAACATGGACAAGAGGATTAGCTCAACAATTACAATCCACTCAATCAGTAATCAGAACGACTGAAGGAATAAGGATCAATACAGATCCAGTCGAAGCAATAGCAAAAGCAGATGCAGATGTAAAAGCAGCTGGAAACAATATCGACAATCCAGATGCTCAAACCTTATTAAAAGTCCTACCTCCTGAAGTGATTAATGCACTTGAAACAGGTCAATGGACACCAGGAGCCAAAGCTCAATTCGTTGAATTTGCTAAGACCGTCGCAGACGAGAGCTTTGCTCCAGGTCAAGGAATAGGAACGATTGACAAGATCATGAGAGCACCAGCCTCTCCAGTTGTTAAACCTAAAACTTCAGCAGCAGCAGAAGGGATGAGAGCTTTAACAGTTCCTGACCACGGAAAGCTAGATCTATTAGGAAGAACGCTTGCAACAATGAAAGTTAGCAGCATTCTTTCTGCACCTCTTACTTGGTCAATCCAAACAGGAATACCTCTAACAAGACTCCTAATGGAGCCTGCACTTGATTTGTTCAACCATACATTGAGAGTCCCTGAAGGTGGTGTTATTCCAATTGATTTGGATGCAGGTCTAAGAAGACTTCCTATTACTGCGGTTTGGTATAGGCAAATCGTTGCCGAATCTATTGGTGCATTACGTCTAGGCAAGATGTCCTTTGAACATGGTCAATCTTACTTTGATGCTTATCGTCACTCAGGTGCATTTGATATAAATGCCAATCAGAATCTTGTTGATCTAGCTCACAATACAGAACGTGGAAAGGCTATCAATCTTCCAGAGAAAAGAGGTGCTTACAACCTTAATGAGATGGAATTTGCAAAGCATATCAATAACAGCAATGTTCAAACTGCATTAAACGCTTTCTGGAAAGTAGCGACATTTGATATTCGTGCACAAGGAGCTATTGAAACATTCCAAAAAGCACTGGCTGGCAATAGCTTCCTTTATGCAATGGGCGTAGAAGAAGGATTAGAACAAGCTGCGAGAGAAGGATTAGGTGGTAGACAAGCTTGGGAATTCGCAGAGCAATGGGCAAAAGCAAAAATCGATTACTTCAGTCACGACGCAATAGTTAATGGGAAAGAAGTAACAGGTGCAATTAATTCTCATCCTGCTGCTTTGAAGATTGGAAGGATGCTCACCTTTACAGATGACATCAGAGCAAAGATGGAAATGAGAAGTTTTGGATATGGACAAGAGCTTGCAAGAGAAATTGGAATAGATCCAAAAGACTTTGATGGAATTAATAAATTTGCTCAGGACTATAAGAATGGAGTAGTTGACCCAAGACGAACAGATGCAGGAGCAAGAGCGACAAATATCTATGAGAAATTAAGAGGAGGAGAAAGGAATCTTCCAGGTGAAGGAATGAATACTCCTGCTGTAACAGGAGCATGGTCTTACCTTCCTCAAAAATGGTCACAGATTCAAGCTGCAAAACATGGATGGATCGCAACAATGATCCAACCTTTTGTAAGAAGCCCATCTGAAATTACAAAACAGGCACTTAGAACAATGCCTGGTTTAAATCTGACAGTAGATACTTTCTATAGAGATCTGTTTGATGAATCCAGCTTCTTCCAAAATCATTGGAAATCCGAAGTAGCTATCGGAGCTGCATCTCTAACTGCTATCTGGTCAATGCTGCAAGATGAAAACTTCCAGTGGACTGGACAAGGCCCATTAAATGGTGATGCTCGTAATTTATGGCAATCAGCAGGAATGCAGCCAATGTCATTTAGAAAGAAATTTATTAATGATGCAGGTGAAGAGCAATGGAGTCCTTGGCTTTCATATAGAGCTTATGAACCAGTTGCAATGATCTTCAGCATGGCTGCTGACATTAAAGATCTTTCTGCCAACTTAACTCAACAACAAAGAGATCAACTTCAATATGCTTCAACGGTACAGATAGCCGCTCAAGTTCTTACAGGTCAGTTAAGAAGTACCTATTACCAAGGCATTAGTGATTTCCTTGATGTTGTGATGCCTTCTGGATTCGGTAAGGTTTCACCACAACCAGGTGAGATTGGAAAACTAGAAAGATACTTCCAAAAACAAATCTTCTCTGTCGCTCCAATGTCTAGTCGAATGAGAAGTCTGACTCAAATAATTGATCCAGTAAAGAGAACTCTTCCTGAATTAGCAGTAAGAAAAGAAGTTGATCCAGAAGTTGGATATGGGAAAGAAGGGGAAGCTTGGGAATGGCCAGGAGACAAAGACATGCCAGGTGGTGGTGAATACGGTTTTAAACAAACAGGTGTAGCTAGTAGTTCACTTGGCCCACTAACAAGACTTGCAACCAACTTAATTAATGAATTCAAACGCAACACTCCCTTCTGGTCTAAAGAGATGCCAGCTCGTAGAAACTGGATAACAGGAGATCCCTTATACAACCCAGGATTCCTAGGTGATGAACAGATGCCTTTCGATGAAGAGCCTTGGCTTACTCAATTAACAAGTGCTTTCGTATTAACTAGCTTGCCAATGGTTTATTCCTTTGTCCCTGTTGTAGGAACTTTGCCTCAAGTCGTAGGAAGAAAAGGGCAAGAGCTCACCGCTAAGAAGAATTACGTTATGCACGAATTGATGAGATTAAAAGGATACGGGTCTGCATTCTTAGCACCAGGCCCAGATGATCTTCAAAGAGGTGTGACTTTAAGCGCACCTGCTTATGAACAATACATTTATTACATCGCTCAATCTCCAGATCCATTGACAGGATTGACTTTATGGGAAGCTTTATTTAAAGAAATGAATAATAAAAGTTATAAAGCTATTCCTCCAGATCAATTTGGAGACCAATATGTTTCGTCTGCAAGAACAGAAAGAGTGACAACAATCATCACTAAATACAGAAAGAGAGGAAAAGAACTATTTCTAAAAGATCCTAACAATCCTTATGTCTTAGAAATCTTAGAAGAAAGAGCAAGGCAAAATGTACAGGAAGGAGAGAGAGATCGAGCTATCATGTTCGGCATACCTCCAGAACAAATCAAGGAAGGCGGGAGCACGAAATCTGTCTCTGCGACAGAATACACTCAACAACTTAATCGCTGATGGCCTACGCCCTACATATCTACACCAGCACTACGTCTGGGCAAGTAGATTTTCAATTCACCTTCCCTTACATCAAGGCAGAGCACGTAAAGCTCTA